GATGTCGCCGTTCGGCGTCGCGTACCAGCGCAGCGGGTAGTTGTAGTTCTGCCCGCGCTTCGGCGTGATATCGGTCCGACCCAGGGTCTTTTCGACCATGCGGTCGATGAACGTCTCACCCGTATGGGGTGACGCCGACGTCGTCATCTACGCCGCTCCCTTTGCCCACACACCAAAGGTCGGCCGCATCATCATGTGGCCGTAGATCTCTTCGACCGCGAGCTTCCAGGTGAAGACGTCGATGTCGTAGAAGACGTGCGACTTCGGCGTCCGCTGCATGACCAGCGCGATGGCCTCGCGATGACCGATGAAGTTATTCGCCTGACCGCCGGCGGGCTTGACCAGGTTGGTGGTGATGCCCAAGTTGAGCCCGTACATGTCGCCGAGCATGCCCGACTTGGCCGGCATCGAGTTGTTGCCGATGTACAGCGCGTTCGACCAGCGATCCAGCGCCAGCTTGGCGACCTTCTCAGCAGGTGACATGAGAAAGAAGCGGTTGTCCTGCGGGCAGTCCGCGTTATCCAGCAGTTGCACCGCGGCCAGCACGTTCGCGTCGGACAACGCCGTGCCGAGCGTGCCGACGGTCTGGGTGAAACCCGCGACGTCGGTGGCCAGGTTCGTATCGACGTCCTTAGCCAGCGCGTAGCCCAGCTTCTGCTGGTACTCGTTCTGCACATCGACGATGCTCTGCACCTTGACGATGTCTTCGATGCCAAGCGCCGCGTATGACCAAATGTTGCAGCAACCCGCCCCTTTCGGAACGGACCGGACTATCTCATCATCGCGCTCTTGCGAACGCGAGCCGGGCGCTAGTGCGGGGTTATTGTTGGGACTCACCCGCTAGTCTCTGAACCTTCCAGGCTACGCAGCCTTAGGCTGCCCCCGCCTGGCTTGGCTGCGGATTCCCATGCATCGGATGAGTGCGAAGGAAAAGTGCGATCTCGCGTTGCTCGTCGGTGTAGTGCAGATGCGGGTCGCGCGACTGAGCGATTTCGATGAATCGCCAGAGGGCTTTCGCCTGCGGTTGCTTGGTAACCAGAGCCGGCATCAGCACTTCCAGGAGTTTTTTCGCACCAACGAAACTCATGATCGAGATGTGGTACTGCGGTCGCTTGCCTAGCCTGGTGGGGTTGACCCGTTTCGGGTCGTGCAGGTAGTAGTGCTTGACACCGATCTGCGTCAGCAACTTGGAGATGTAGTCGCAGGTCGGCTTGTCCGTGTGCGATAGCGCAATCAACGCTCGGTAGCGCTCGGGCTCCCGTTCGTGATTGGGAAGTCGCCGCGTATTCGGTCCGTCCGGCTTCCACGTCCACCTGCTGCGATACAACGAGATTGTTCCTTCGCCGTCCCAGAATCCAGCGAGCCACGCCGCTTCTATTTGGTTCATCCCTGTGAATATGCAGCATGTTCGTTGTCATCTGGTTGATGTGTAGGGTTCCCGACAGTTCACCCGGTGTTTGTCACTCTCGCCTAAGCAGCGAGGCGTGCCCCCAGAACTTCTTGGTCGAGGGTAATCGTGGTCGCCGTCTCAGCCACCGTCTCGTAAACAATGGCCGTGTTCTCCGTCTTGGCGCGTGCGGCGAGGTTGCCGATGCTTGCAACCTTGACGGTTTTGCCGACGCTCGCGTCGTTTTCGAAGCCCCTATTGACGCTCTTTGCGAACAATAGATTAGACTCTGTTGCGCGTAATACCTGCTTCGACCAAATGTCGGGGCTGAAAACACCATCGGAAATGGTCTTATCGACGAACTCTGTCGCGCCTGTAGCCATCTCAGCTACCCCCTTATTATTGCGCTAACTAATAGCACTAACAACGGTGCTACTGTCTGTGAACGGGGATGCCTCGAGTCGATCGATGCCGCACCCCTGGTTTCGGTCTGCCGTTCTCGTCGAACAGCGCGTCGTATTCGGCAAGGCTCATATTGGCGATCTGCTCATCCGTGACTTCGCGGACGCGACCGGGGGTGCCAGAGTCACGCTCGGGTACGGGTTCGTCGCCGTTCATCTCGCTCAGCATCGACTTTCGCAGTGCGGACTCGCGCTTTCCGATGCCGAGCTCGACTGCCTTGTCGACGATGTAGCGCATGTATTCTGCCATGCCCTCGGCCGGCGTCTTGCCGACCCCGAACGCCTTACCCGAGACGTCCTTCTGGATCGTTTCGGGCAGGTCTTTTTGAAACAGCACGATGGCGTCCATGGCTGGCGCCAGAGCCTGGGCCGATTGCTGCGACGCGATCTGGCTTTGCAGCTCGCGCTGAGTCATCTCACCCAGGGTGTACAGGTCGTTGTTGGCCGCGGCCTCCAACTTCGCCGCCTCCTGACGGTCGCGCTCCTGCTTCGCCAGCAGGTCGCGCGCACGACGGTCGCCGATCTGACCGATCAGACCGGATACGACCTCGTCCTTTTCTAACTGGTCGCGCGGCAGGTTCTTGGCCAGCAGGCGCAGCGCTTCGGTCGGGTCCTTTGCTTCACGAACCGCCGCGAACCAGTCGGGCGGCTCGGACTCGGTCGGTTCGGACTCGGCGACGTCGGGTGCCTCGGGAGGGAGGTCGGACGTCGCCTCGTCCACGGGCGGGGGTGGAGTGCTGGACGCTCCGCCCGTCTCGCCCGAACGTCTCCGCGAAGGACGCGCGGGCGCAGCCGGCTGCTCGTCTGGCGCGTCGGCCAGGTCGGGGTGGACGGACCTGTCCCAATCGCCGGGCATTACTTCTTGGCCGCCGCCTTGCGCTGCGTCGCGTACGCCGCCGCTACGGCCTGTTTGACCGGTCTGCCACTCTTGACCATCTCGCGGATGTTGGCCTTGAAGGCCGCCTTACTGGCCGACTTCTTGAGCGGCATGGCCTGGATCAACCCCTCCGAACGATGCCAACGGTGTTGGGTGCGTTGAACTGCGGCAGCGTGTTCTGGATCTGCTTCAGCGAGTCCTGCGGATCGAGCCCGTACTTTTCCTGCATCGACTGCAGGATCAGGTTCTGCGTCGTCGGGGTGCTCCTGAGAAAACTCGCCGAGTCGATTTTGTTCGGCGTCGGCGTCGCGTCCAGCCAGGACTGCGCGGTCGTCTGATTCGCCTGCGGCGACTTGATGTCGTCGATCAGTTGCTGCAGGTAGCCCATGCCGCCCTGCGTGTTGCCGCCCGCGGTGCCGACGCCGGTCACCACGTTGGGGGCCTGGAAGCCCGCGGTCGGCAGGCCCTGCAGGACCCGCCCAGCCTGGCCGATGACCTGCGCCTGGCGAAACGGATTCGCCTGGAGCGCCGCGGCGGCGTTGATCGCCCCCATCTGCTGCCCGTACATCTGCTGCTGCGCGGCCTGCGTCATCACGCCCTGACCGGTGCCCTGCGCCAGGCCGTTCGGCGTGACGTAGTAGCCCGTCAGGCCCGCGTTCTGCGCGGCGATGTTCTGCGCCTGGAGCAGGCCGGCCTGGGTCGGAGTGCCCTGGTACGCACCGGTCAGACCTGCCTGAGTCACCGCGAGGCCCTCGTTGTACTGGCGGATCGCCTCCTGGAATTTCGCCTGGTCCAGCCCGAACGTGGTGTTGAACTGGCGCACGGCCTCGTCGAAGGCTTGCTTGTTACCCGAGGCGATGGCCCCGAGCAGGCTGTTGATGCCCGAGGCGAGTTGCTGCGAGCTGCCGGCACTGACCGTTGGCTGGGCACCGCCACCGCCACCGCCTCCGCCTCCGCCTCCGCCTCCGCCTGTGGCGGGAGGTGGCCCGTTGTAACTCGGGTCTGAGTAGTAGCCGTATGAGCCGCCGGCGGGATTGGGGTTCGTATCCGCCTGAATCGGCGCGCCCCCGCTGGGGTTCGGAAACCAGGGCATCAGCTTGTCACCGTCACTGGCGCCAGGGTAGGCGCGATCGGCGGCGCGATGAAGGATGGACCGGGTTGCGCCAGCCACGGGGCAACCCCGCCGGTGTAGGCCACCGCATTGCCGTAGTTCGCCCCGGGCGGTGGTCCCGCTCCGTACGTAGCCGGCGCTGCAAAAGCGGGTGCTGGGGCCGGCGTCGCCAGCAGGTTGCCCCTGCCCGCGGCGATGGCTGCCGCGCGGCCCTCGGGCGTGTCGGGGTAGCCGGCCGCATTCAGCCCCGCCGTCGAGGCCTGCGGATTGAACGTCGAGGGCGCCGCCATGCCGCCACCCGCCGAGGCCTGCGCCGCCTGGGTGGCCATGACCGCCGGATGCGGCACACCAGTCACGTCCTGGTACTTGTCCAGCATCTGCGACAGCACGCCGATCGCGTGCTGCGTGGCCGGGTCGTGCACGTTGCTGCTCGGATCGGCCATCTGCACCATGCGCGCCGCCGAATCGAGCGTCTGCTGGCCACCCGCCAGGTCCGCAGTCCAGCCCTGGATGCCACTCGTGAGCGCCTCGCCCAAGCCCGCGGGCGCGTTCATCAGGCCGCCGCCCATGTTGCCCGAGCGCTGGCCCCCACCAGCCAGTCCCAGCACGTTCTGCAGTAACCCGGTCGCCGCCTGGAGGCGCTGCTGGATCAGCCCAGCGCCCGTCTGCGCGTTGCCGCGCGTATTGGCCAGCACATCGCCCGCCGCGGTTGTGATGTTCTGCTGCTGATTGGCCTCGGCCGTCATGCGCGAGGTCTGCGCGTTCATCGTGTTGACCGCGCCGGTGATCAGGTCCTGGGCCTGCTTCTCGGACATCGAGCCGGCCGCGACCTTCAGTCCGAGCTGCTGCGCCAGTTGCGACGTCGCCTCAGACGCCTTGATCTGATTCGGGTTGTCGACGAACTCGAGCGCGCCGGTCTGCGGGTTGAACGTCGGAATCTTCGGTGAGATCAGGTCCGCAGCGGGCGCCGAGCCTGGCTGAACCTGGACGGGCGGCTTGTAGTTGGGCTTGGTAGTCCGACTGACCTCTTTGCCGCTTTTGTCATAGAAAATGATCTGGTCGGAGTTCGGGTCGTTGTACGTGTAGCCGATCTGGACATCGGCTGGCAGGTCGGTCTTGATCCAGTTCTTCGAATCGGGGTCGTACTGGTAGGTGACGCCGTCGCGGACTTCGGTCTTCGGGTCGTTCGTCGCCGGTGACTTGATTTTTGTCGTGTACTGCGAGCCCTCGGGCTTCGACGGGTCATACTCGACCAACCCGACGCCCGCGACGTTGAACTGCGATGGCTCCTTCGGCTTGGTCGCGACCTTGGTGTAGCTGCCGTCGGGCTTGACCAGGATGACGTCGTTGCCCAGGTCGTGCAGCGTCCCGGCGGGATCGGTGACCAGATTGATGACCGCGCCCGTGGCCGGGTCGCGCAGCTGCACGGGCTTGGTCGTCGTGTCGTCGGGCGCAATGACGTTACCCTTCGAATCGATCTTGTCGAGTTGGTTAGTTGCGCTCGGCTGCTTGGTGGTGGATCCCGCGGGGACGTCAGCGATCGCGCCGGCCTGATCCCAATTGAGATTCGCCAACTCGTTCCCCGCGACGACGCGTGTACCCGGTGCCGGATCTCTACCAGTGATCGCGGGGGTGGGCGTGAGGCCCGGCCCAGTGGTGCCCTGATCGCTCGAGGCGGTCAGGAACATCGCCCGCTGATGACCATCGGGGTCCTGGACGACGACGTAATAGCGGCCAGTGCCTTGCGTGATCGTCGAAGGCGTGTTCGCCGGCGCGGTCGGATTCGACGCCATCGGGTTCGGGATGGTCTGGGTCTCTTCGACCGGCGTGCCCGTACCAACAACCTTCCAGCCTGTGCCGAGGCTGCTAACCAGCGTGTCGATCTTGGGCATCTAACGAATCCTCAACCTGGACACGGTAAAGCGTGTCATCTGCCTAAGCAAAGGCCCCGCGCCGCAGGAACGGCCGGGGCATGGCACCTAGAAGGGTGATCTTCCAAATGCACGAACAGTCTACGCCCAACCTCAAGCGAGGATTGCTGCTCTTCCTGGCCGTGTTCGGCACCGCGGCCGCGATCGGCGAAGCGATCCATCTCGCGCAGCCCCAACCGATACCGGCGCCACCCACGGTCATCAGCCAGGTACTGCCACAGGTGCAATCGCAACCGCTCGTGATCGACCCCAACGGCCGAACCCCTGGAGCAATTGACCCGAACGGCAACGGGAACATCATCGAACCGAACGGCCACTAGTGACCTGCCCCCACGGCCTGCTGCTCCTGGGCTGACTGGCTCGAGCTGGACAAGAATGACGGGGCCACGAACGCTGGCGGGGTGGCTTGTTGATTCAAACGGCCCACCGTACGCTGGGCGGCGCTGAGCCGAGCACGCGCCACGTCGGGGCCGACCAGTTGTGCCCACGCCCGCAGCCTGGCCTGATCGGCGGCAGCGATATACGCCTGCATCAGCTGCGCCTTGCGGTCCTCATCCGACTGCTGGTAATCCGACTCGCTCAAGCGCTGCGCGAAGTCTCCCAGGATGTGGCCAGTGGCCTGCGCGATAGCCCGTTTCTCGGTCGGGTTCAACTTGATCTGGGCTCCCTGGTACGAGACGGTGTCAGCATACGTGGTAGGTGGCGTGATACCGCTGTAACCCTCTTTCTTGAGCCGGTTCGCCTCGACCGTGATCGGGCTGGCGATGTCCTGCTGCGCGCCGACCAGGATGCCGGGCCCGGTGCGCGCCTTGCTCAGAACCTCGCCCGTCGTGGGATCGATCTTCGCTGGCAGTTGCTCCGCCAGGCCTGGCCAGTTGGCCAGCGTCCCCTCCCACAACGAGGACACGCCCTTGCGGTCGATCTCGCGCGCCACGGGGTCGGTCAGGTTCTCGACGAAGCGTGCGGCACCCGGCACCGTGATGCGGTTGATCGCGTCCTGCGCGAGGCCGAGCGCACCCGCGGTCGCTCCACCCTGGCCGATGTTGGACACCAGGCGTATCAGGTTCTCGCCAGGGATGCCCTGCTGGAACGGCTTCAACGACGCGTTCAGCGCAGCATTGAAACGTGGACCGTAGAACTCGGCGGTACTCGAGCCAGCCGGCACGTCCTGACCGCCTTTTTCATACCCATCGGCGAAGGACGCCATGATCTGCATGGGCAGCGCGTACGCGCCCCACTCGTTCATGCTGACCCAGTTGCCGCCGACCTTGACCGAGTTCGGATGAATGGGATCGTCGGGTCCGGTGATGTTGCCGTCGGCGACGTTCTTGGCGATCATCAACTGCAACGCCGACTCGAGCCCGGTTTCACCGATGGCACGCTGTGCCTCGCCGACATCGCCTGCGTTGAATGCGCGTAACGCGCGCACCGCGCCCGTTGCTTGAGCGGTCACCGGCAGACGGTTCAGTCCGATCTGCAACATCTGGACTGGTACGCCGCTGAACGGAATCCCGAAGTCCATGAGCGCGCCCATCGCCTGGTCGCGGAGGCGCGGACTATTGAGCAGGCCTTCCTTGGCGTTGGAGTAGGTACGAAACATGTTGTCGAGCACACCGGTGCCCGTACCCGAGCTCGCGACACGACCAAAGACGCTCTGAGCGCCGGCCCGCGCGCCCTGGCGGTACAGGTCCGCGGCATGCCCTGCAAGGAAGGCGGCAGCACCAGGATCGCCGGGCGACATGCCGGCATCACGCAGCAGGCGGTTGGCTTCACTGGCCATGCCCTGATACTCACCGAGCGTGCGCGTGAACGCGTCCGCGGCACTGAGCGCTCGAAAGATGGGCGCACGCTTCGGAATCACGCTGGCTCCGCCTGCCAGCGTCGCGAGCTGCTGGCCACGGAGGGCTGACAGCGCGTTAGCCGCAGCCTCGGGCACGCCGCGCATGACCGAACTTAGCCCCGCGAGAGCATCGTCGCCACGGCCGCCCATCGCCAGCGCGACCGGCTGGCGTGCCAACTCGATGGTGTTGCCGATGACGTTAGCGATGTGCGTTGCGGGATTGGTCAGGATGGATTGTTTGGTGGCGTCCACCGCCTCTGCAATCGGTCCCCGCAATGGCGCACCGCGCGCGGGCCCCGACACGAGCCCGCCCTGACGCAGCGCCTGCAATACCGACTGCTCCAGTGGGCCGCGGAACCCTGCGGCAGACCCCAGCCCAGCACCGAGCGCCGCACCAGTGCCAATCCGCACCGCGCGCTCGATCGGCAGATCGCCGAGTGGCGTCGGCAGAGTCAGCGCATCCTCGGGTGTGGTGGCGTAGCCGGCGACGCCGCCCGCTACTGCACCACCCAACGTCGCGGCAACCCTCGGATTGGCCGCTCCGAACTCGGAGCCGGTGCCGGTGAGAAAGTCGCCGATTGCACCGCGTACGCCACCTGCGGCAGCAGGGGCTTCTGCGGTCACAGGCGTGAGTGCCCGCCGCGTCGCCGCGGTCGGGTCCATCTCCGCAATCTGCTGCTCGAGCGTCGCCAGCTTGTCAGGGTCGGCACCCTTGGCGCGGGCCGCGTCCAGCATCGCCTGCAGCAGGTCGGTCGAGCTCTGAGTAACCTGCGCGCGGACGGGTGCCAGTTCAGCCGTGCCCGGCATCTTGCGCACCTGGTCGATCGTGTCGACGAGTGCCCGCGCGGTCGCCGGCGTGTCGTTGACGATCCGCAGGGCCTGCGCCAGTTGGACCGGATTGGTGCCCGGTTGCAGGATCTCCGCCAGTGCGCGCGCGGCCACGGGCGCCTCGCCAGCGGCGAGTGGAGCCGCGAGCACCAGGGCACCCAGGTTTGCCAGCGTGGTCGACACCGGCGTGAGCGGGTTCTCGGCGCTGAGCGACTGGTTGACTTCACCCATCGGCTTGCCCGCGCGGATGGTGTCGTTGATCTGCTGGAGCTGCCCCGCGATTTCCGCCATGCGCGCGTTGCCGCTGTCGTCGCCACTCATGCGCTGGGCGAGCAGTTGGCGGTACTCGTCTTCGAGTTGTGGCCCGCCGGCGGCAGCGTACTTCTGGCCGTACACGTCCTCACCCGCCGCCTCGCGCGCCGCGGTGCTGACCACAGACAGTCGGTCGATCTCATCGGTCACGGCCCGCGCCACCGTCCCCAGCGCCGACAGCCCGGTGCCGGCCGCTCGAGCCGCGACGTTTTCGGTTTCGGGCGGCGTCTGGACCTGGCTCGCGAGGTCGCGCGCGGTTCCGATTGGCCCAGCAACATCGGCTAGGCTGCCGCCAGTCAGTGGCAGAGGTACCTGATTGGCGATGTCGCGCAGTTGTTCTGGGTTTTCAGCCGCCTGGCGCGCACGAGAGCCGACGTCGCTTGCTACCCCTCCCACAGCACCCGCGGCGCCACCGATCGCCTGTGTAGCCCCTGACACCGCGCCCTGCACGGCTCTGTCGACCTGCTGCAGCCCGCCCTGGATCGCCTGACCGCCCTGCTGCACGGCCTGACGCACCTGGCCGATCACGCCGGTCGTGGGTGTCGTGCCTCCGGAGATAGGTGATGGCGCCGGCGTGCCAGGGTTATCCGCGGCCAGCCCGCCCTGCAGCGCGCCCATGCGCGTCTCCATCTGCTCGGGCGTCATCCACTCCGAGCCACCCCGCAGATCCGTGCCGCTCGAGCCGACGTGGAACGCGCCCGATCTGGGGTCGTAGCTATCCGCGGTGAAGTAATGCCCGGGCGTGCTGATCGTGACGGGGTTGCCGCTCTGCGCCTCGCGGGCCAGCGCCTGCCAGTCGGCGCCGACGACGCGGTGGGGGATGCCCATCTCGGTGAACAGTTGGCTTTCCGACCGCAAGCCGGCCATGCCCTGCTCCG